ACCTGGTGCTGATTGCGACGTCACTGGATTACCAGCACGGCGGCTTTCGACCTTCTCAGGGTTCGACAGCTTCTCAGACAGGGTGAACTGGACGATCCACTGCGCCAGGCTGTCGTCTTCGCGTGCGCTCACACCGTCGGTGAATTCCACCTGGCGGATGCCGAAGGCCTCGGCGGTATCGTTGACGATCCGGTAGGTGGTGCGCTGCCCGCCGCCCTGCGTGCTTTCAGCCAGACGCATCAGCGTGCGCAGGTTGGTCATGTCCTTGTAGGGCACGCTCAGCGCTACGGTCAGCGTCTTGGGCTTAAAGCCCTTGTGCGATTTCTCGGTACCGCTGGTTTGGCCCGACATGTCGTCGCTTTCAATCTTGAGGTTAGCGGTCACTTTCATCCGCTTGCCGATGATCTGTTCACCGTTGAGCAGTAAGGTCATAGGCCCACCAGCTCACGAACAAAGCTCAGGCCCCGCAGCGATCCAACCAGCATCACGCCGGAAGACAGCACCCATTCATGACCAGGGGCGTCGTCGCCCTGCAGCAGTTGGTCACGCAGTTCGTGGGCATCACCTGGTCCAAGCAAGCGCGATTGCATGCTGGTGTCGGGTGTGCCCCCGGCCAGCAGCTCTTTCAGCTCGTTCAATTTCGAATCCTGTCCCAGGGCCTGTTCGGCTTTGCGCTGGACCAGCTCGGCCAGATCGTCGAGCGGCGAACTGTCGGCGGCGTAGCTCTCCAGTCGGGCCAACTGACCGTTGATCGAGGCGCTGGCCTCTTTGAGCACGGTGCATCGCTCAAGAGGGAGCGCCGCCCAGGGCGGCAGCGCGCCTACACTCGGTAATTCCCATTTTGAGGTATCCAGCTCGAACAGGTGCCTGGCGCGGCGTTCAGCCTTCTGCAGCTCGGCAATGGGCATCAGCGCGTTAAATTTCGACAGTACTCCGGCCATCTGGTCGAAGCGCGTGCCCAGGAACAGAATCACCAGGGCGTACTGCTCCCCAGTTGGATGCGCCGGATCCGCGCTGTCCTGCAGCTTGTCAGCCATGCGCTGCACCAGGTTCGGCGCCGAGAGGAACCGCTGATAGCCGGTGCCCTGCCCCACGCCGCTCTGGAATGGCGTCACCACAAAGCACTGGGGGGCTTCGCCAAATTGGCCTTCTAGCGCGGCGCGCCCGCTGGCGATCACGCTCTTGACCGCCTGCCCCATCAGACTTAGGTCCGTGGTGACCTGCTCTGCCAGCGTGGCCAAACGGCCATACGCGCTGTCTAGCTGGGCGGTGGCCATGTCCTTGGCCGCGTCCATTTGGTCCATCCAGGCGGTGGCGTCGGTGGGCCACTGCATGGTTACCGGTGTCCAGTTCACTGCGCAGCATCCGTCACTTCGGCCACTGCGACCTGGTACGCCGTCATGAAGTCAGCCTGGATATTGATACCTACCTGCAACGCGGGCGTATCGGCGTTTTGGATAGCGGTAATTACCACGCGCTCGGCACGAAAGCAGGCGCGACGGTGAACGGCCAAAGCCTTGGCAATCGGCTGCATCTGTTCCAGGTTCACCACTTCCCAGCTGTTGTCCGCTTTCAAGTCAGTGTCCGGGATCAAGCCGTTTTTCAGATCGGCATAGGCAATATTCAGCTGCGCCTGACTCTGGCGATCTGTCAGCAACCGCATTCCGCCGTCGAGTTCCAGGCCACCCGTCTCGATCATTAGCCGGTAGGTGGCCAGCTCGGCCAGCATCACAGGTTGATTCAGGCCCACCACGACCTGGTCAGCCACTTGCTGATTTTCAGCAGGAAACTCCGCCATGTAGGGCACGTCGGTGTTGCTGACCATGACGCCGCCGTCAGTCATTGCATGGATGTAGTACATGTGTACTCCTTACGAGATTCGCCACAGATCGTTCAAGTCGGTGCCGCCCAAAATTGCGGTGCCAGCGAACAGATACATTTCATCGTTGATCACCACGGCGGAGGCGTTTTCCCGGCCTGGTGCGCCGCTGCCCAGCGCTGTCCAGCTGTTAGCCCCGGCGTCGTAGACCCAAAGGTCATTGCGGTATCGATCGCCATTGTTTGGGGAAGCCCATTCGCCGCCGTAGATGTACATTTTCGAGCCGATTGCCACCGCAACGTGGTTATGTCGTTGGGTAGCTCCGACCCCAAGCTGCGTCCAGGTGTCGGTGGCCGGGTCGTAGTAGTACAGGTCGTTGAAGTAGCCTGCCCCACGGTTGCCACCAAAGACGTACATCAGGCCATTCATGACAACAGCGGTATGGTCAGAACGCCGGTTGGTGGCCTCCTTGAGTTGCTTCCATTTTTTGGTAGCAGGGTCGTACTCCCAAAGGTCCGGGCAGTGACTATTGGTCGACCCGCCATAACCGCCGTACACGTAAAACTTGGAGCCAATGACCACCATTGATGCGTTGTAGACGCTAGGGCCAACTGGCAGCTCGCTCCAGGTGTTGAGCGCGGGGTCGTAAACGAAAAAGGTATTGGTGATGGTCGAGCCCGACACACCGGTGATGAACCCATAACCGCCCTGGATATACATTTTCCCGCCATAGGCCACAGCACAGTGGCCCCAGCGTGACGGAGGCCCGCTCGCAAGCTGCGCCCAGGCATTGGTGGCCGAATCATAGACCCACAGATCACCAACAGTGCCGCCTGAACGGTACTGCCCGCCGAAGGTGTAGATCTTGCCGCCAATGGCCACCGAAGAATGGTTGTAGCGCGGTGTGGCGCCGCCGTTGAGCTGGGTGAAGATGCCCTTCAACTGGTCGCTGGTTGTGAAACGGACCACCGGCGACCACTCGGTTTCGCCCAGGGCACGGCCCCGCTTTTTCATCCGGGCATAGAACTGCGTAGCGTTGGCCAACGCCACGTCCGGGGTGTAGCTGACCAGTTGGCTGCTGCTCCAGCCACTGTCCAGGGTAACGGTGGAGAAGTCGGCAAGCATCGAGACCTGCCAGCGACTGCCGATGTGTTCGTCCGTGCCGCCGGACACCGCGAAGACGTCGGAGGTCAGGGTCTGGCGGGAGCTGACCTTCGTCTGGCCATCGGTTGGGTTGATGATCGCAGGCCGACGGATGTAGACCGCTGCGGTGTTGAACGAGGCCGAACCCCATGCAGAAGACAGGGTTGCGCCGATCTGCATGGCCCGTGGGAAGTACTGCTTGGACGGCTCCAGGTGATAGCCCGCGTCACCGATGTTGAACGAGGTCAGCTGTGTGGTGCTGGTGATGTCGAACACCAGGTCAGTAAATGCAGCGTTGCGTGACAGCTGCCAGCGGGTTTTAACGTGCGTATCGAAGCCCGCCGGAAAAACCGTGAAGGCAGAGATGGTCAGCGTGGGTTCGAAGGTGATGCCGGTTGCACCAGGTGCAGGCCCGACAATCGTCGGCTGCTGAATGGTGGCCGAGCCCAGCGGCACTTTGAGGGCCATTTTTGCCGTATCACGCTGGACCTCGAGCGCCACCAATCCAGCCGGCGCATCAGACGGAATAGTCAGGGTCAGGGTGTCAGCAGACAGCGCCACGGTGCCGACACTGGTCGTCGCCTTGTAGGTGCTGAACCGGTGGTAGTCCGTGATTTTGTAGGTATTGTTGGTGCCTGGGTAAATCAGCACAGGCCCATCCAGGCAGATGGACACCGGCGCAACGTAGTCTGCCTTGTTGAGCTTTTTCGCCAGTTCGGTGCGGATGTTGGTCAGGTCCGTGGCGATCTGGGTAAACGTTTCGGTGAAGTCGAACTGCCAGGTGCTGGCCGGGACCTGGATGCCGGTCAGCGCCTGCGCGCCGTTGTAGTCCAGGATGATATTGCGGGTCAGGTTGTTGCCGAACTGCAGCGGCGGGATTTCCTGGCGTTTCTGCTGGCGGGGAACGTAGGCCGCGATCAACAGCACCTGCTCGGTGGTTTCCAGGCCAATCCAGTTGAAGTCAAAATCCCCGACGGTGCTGTCCAGCATCAGGCTGTAAACCACCTTGTTGGGTGACAGGTAGCCTTCGCGGGTGACGTCTTTGCGATGCACGATCTGTTCGGCAGGGGGCAAGCCAGCACTTCGGTCGATCGGCAACGAGGTGTCGAGGCCTGGAATGTTGGCCAGCACGAAGCGCGCAACCGTCAGGACCTCCTGTTTGCTTTGTTTCAGGGCAATGAGGCTTTCGCCTGCAAGGGTAATACTGGCACCCATGGGGATTCCTTTAGCGAGTGACCAGGGTCATGTGGTCGTGGTTGAACTCGAAGCTGGCCAACTGCAGGCCGATCGTGTGGAAGTCGTCGAAGCGGGCGGTCAGCGTGGCGTGGTCGAGGCCGAATTCGGCAGCGGCCAGCTCGAGGCTGAGTTCTGTGGTGCCCACCAGCTCGTAACGGCGACAGGTGCGCCCGTACTGGTGGACGATGATGTCGATCAGCGTGGGGTTGTTCGAAAGCTGCTCGTCCGAGAAATACAGCTGGACGATGTCCCAGTCCCGGTCGGGCTGACGTTCCTTGATCTTCACGTCACCCACGCCCAGGCGCTGCAGGATCCGGCGAAAGCCCGCCACGGATCCGGCGTCGACTGCGTTCACAAAGGCGTACTTCACGCGCAGCCGGTACAGGCTTTCGGGCTCGCCGTTGTACCGGCTGATATCCCGCTGCCAGGCGAGCAGATCGAGTACAGACAGGTGGCACGTTTCTGGGTCCATCTGCAGCAGTGGCCAGCGCACCCAACCTTCGGCAGATTCCCACCAGGCCTGGGCGCTCGCCTTGAGCTTGGTGGCCTCTTCACCATCGAGCCAGAACGGCAATTCCAGTTTGATCATGCGTACACCACTTCCAGGCTTTTCAGCCGGGGGATGTCCAGCGCCGAAAGGATGTCGTCGTTAAAGAATTTCAGCGACTCGATGCCAGGGAACTGCTCATGCAGCTCCTCAGTCAGGCGGCTGAACGAAAAGCGCGACTGTGGCCAGGTCAGCGTCGGCGCGTAGTCACTGCCGGTGCTCTCCCGGAAAGCGGCCCGAACGAACAAGGCGATGTTCGCCTTTAGGTCAGCCAGGCCCTGTTCGGTTTGGTTGGATTTGGGCCAGACCTTGAGCTCGACGCTGTGGAAGGTCTCAGGCATGACCATGACCAGCAAATCGTCGCCGTGCCCGTGATTGCCCTCGTCCATGATTCGGGTGTTGATTTGAACCAGGTAACTGTCAGCCGGGACATCAGCCTGGAACAGCACGTAGGCATTGGCGCTGCCGGGGCCGCGTGGAGCCCCATGCTCGAAGTAAACGCCATTGGCCGATACGCCAGGAAAAGCAGCGATCAGGGCTCGATACACCGCATCGGTGTGCCATTGGTTGACCGCGCTGAACTGGTTACGGGTGCGCAAGCGCAAATCCTCGTCCAACTCGGCGTCCGAACCCGGCCTGGCCAGCCAGCCGTCGAGGTTCACCACCTGGACAACACCGGGCACCGGAACGGGCAGCACGGCGTAATAACCGGGAGCGAGGTTGAAACCGCTGCCCGCTTGGATCGCCATGGCTGGGACCGAGACCTGCGACTGGCCTTCGGCAAAGCTGGCCAGCGCCGTGGTCACCAGCTCGTA